AATTTATATCGGCTAGAATAGATGGACGATTTATAAGTAGCAGTTCTTGAGGTGCCTCTATCATTCCTTTCAATTCAGAAAGCCAACCATCTAAACGATCTATGCTTTCTAACGCCGCTTGGATTTCATCTTTGTTCATCTCATTCTCCATTTCAATCGTCATTGGGGTGGGCATGTAATATCCATTCTATATAGTTAACAGCATCCATCAATTCTTCTTGCAAATGCACCAGCTTCTCGCGGGCTGTTGCATTATTGCCTGCCAGCGTTGTTCCGTATTTTTTAATACCTACCGCGCTTCTGGATTGGAACTTATCGCATACAGCGTCAACAATTGGGTCGGTTTCATCTTTAGGAATATTCCGGCAGCTAGGAATATCTGGGCAGCAGGTGCAGTTTATAGATCCTGGTTCAAAATAAAGATTAGTCATTTATCATCTCCATGATTTCATTTTCTGTTTCTTTGCAACAGATTAAACCGCCACTCGTTTTTATTTCGGTCGTGTACAAGACGCTTCCAATTATAAAATGTGGAGTGTGTATGTATTGTATACTATCAACATTAACGTGATATTTTGTTTTATCTTGAGTAACCGTTATGAACTTAGGCATTCGGTCTATCCTCTCTATATTTTGCGTTTTGTTCTGCCCACTCGTCTTCTTTCCTAAGCCATTTGATGTATATATCAATGCTTTCGATTTGGCTTTCCAACTCCTTATAAAAGGGCGCCCACACGTCTTTCCCTTCAATAACCGCCATCATTTCTTGGCAATCCTGGCGAATGTCATTTAACTTATCTTCATCCGCGCGGGCTTTATGCCCCAGTAACATTGATTCGATGTTCATTTCGTTTCTCCTTATATAAACAGACTAAATCAGATTAAATCAGGTGTCAACGTATTTATTGAGTAATTTTATTTCTTTCTTGCTTTCATAATACATTCTGCCCAGTATCGTGGGTTCTTGTATCCTCTCGCCCGACCCAGCTTAATCAAATCATCTAATGTTTTAGCGTTCCTCTGCTCTACCTTCTTCTGTTCTTTATCCAATTGTATTGATAGAACTGCCGCTGTACTAGCTTGAGCTTCAATATTTAACCCGCGCTCCATATCAAATTCAAACCCACATGATGGGCAATATCTAGATGACGCGAATACAGCTTCAAAGCAAATAGGGCATTGTTTCTTGGGCGCGTCACCGCCTCGTCCTGGTTTCTTATCATCGCCTGTAATCTTATCTATTGGGCCGTGACGGTCAAGATTCCCGCCAAAGTCGAGTATTAAACAATTTGAAACTAACAATCCTTGGCAAGTGAAACGATGTCTTGGTCCGGCATTGAGTATGTCCCATACACGCCCTTTGGTTTGTGGGATTTTAGATTGAAGTACCTGTCCACAATCTGGTCCTCTGTCAACCCTATCCATATTAATTTTGTTAAAGTTGAGTCCGCGTATCTCACTTCGGGATGTTTTTTTCTGAATACGTGTCTCATTTTTGTAGCAAAACTGTTCCTTTGGTTGTTCATATTTATTTTTTGAGGAACGATTCTTATATTCCCAGGCTCGTAATGACCATCGTTGTTTATCCTGTCTATCTGTTTTGACCTGTCTATGCTTAAGTTGTCCATTATATATTTGCCCATATAATTTGCTGTACCAAATTTGAATTGTATACCACGAGCTCCATAATCTTTGTAACGTCTGTCTCTTGGGTTTTGACATCTTTGCTTTGCTGCATTGCAGCGATTCCACAGCCATTTTGGAACACCCAATACTGGTTTGCTGATGTTTCGAACCCTCCCACATTTTCTGCACCCAGCTAGTAACTTCTTTAATGTATAAAGATCCGTTAATTTTTCTAATCCGCATGTATTGCAAATTGTTTTCATATAAGGTCTCTGTCTTTTCCCTACTCTTACTATCTCGTCTGACAACACAGTCAGAGAGTTTGATTGGTGTCCAACCATCCCCTGTAACACAGATTGGTTCGGCATTAATTGCTGCATCTTGAATCTCCATCCATCCTTTTTTTGTCCAAACTTTATGGTCTGGGGTTGCTGTCAACCCACAATAGGTTATTAAATCTTGCTCTCCCCTAAATATAATACCATCATGACTTACAAAGTCAAGTCCATCCCATACTTTCATATCACGAGTTATATTTTCTATTTTTATTAACCCATGATCTGTTAAGACCATCGACCCCTCTACAATACAGTTATTTTTGTTATTATGTAATCTCGTCCCGCGCCCACAGATTTGTACCCACAGCCCCTTAGACTGCGTTGGCCTCATACAAAATAGCAAATCTAATCTTGGGTTATTGTATCCAGTTGTTAGGATGGCGTTATTAACCAAACATTTTAACTCGCCTGACTTGTGCTGGTTTATCCAATCATCCCGGTCAAAGCTGGGCGTCTTGTCTGTGATGAACTTAGAGTCAATCCCGCGTTCATTTAGGATGTCGTTGATGTGTTCCGCGTGTAGCGTTCCTGCCGCGAACCCCAACCATGACTTCCTACCTTCGCCGTTCTTAATAACCTCCTCGATACACGCTCTGGTCAAATGCTCCTTATCCACCGCACGTTCAAGTTCGCCTGGCGCGTATTCCTTGCCCACAATCTTAACGCCACTGGTGTCCAAATACGTCTTGGTGGGTGCAGATATAATCTCACACAAGTGGCCTTCTTTAATGGCGTCAATAATGTTGTATTCGTATATGATTTTCTTGAATACATTAGGGACAAGATTGCCGCTGTCCAGCCTGTAAGTAGTAGCAGACATACCAAATATCTGCATATTTGGGTTTATTGCCTTTAAATCTTTAAACAGATTGTGGTACATGGTATCGGAGTTTTTACCACTTATAGCGTGACACTCATCTATTATGCAAAGATCGCGGTATCCTATCTCCAAATGTTTTGAATGTACTGACTGGATACCAGCAAATAGAACCTGGGACGTGTCTCGTCTCTTGAGTCCAGCAGAGTATATGCCAGTAGGGCATGCAGGCCAAAGTGACAGCACCTCGTCGTGGTTTTGTTTAACCAACTCTTTCGAGTGGCAAAGAGACAAGATCCGAACATGCGGGTACTCCATTAGGATGCGTCGTATGAGTTCAGCTTGGATGAACGACTTCCCGCACCCTGTAGGAATCGATATACATCCCATCTCTTGACCAGACGCGTAATACTCAATGGTCGAAGATACTGCTTTTTCTTGGTATGGGCGGAGTTTCATGACACATCTCTCGAAAAGAACACATTTTACACTTAAAGAACGTCTTATCCCCAATACGCTCTGGTGGCGTCTTGGCATTTATAATCCGTTCTGCTTTCGCAAGCATGGCCAAAGCATGGTCTTTATCATACTCTGTACGCACGCTTATTAGGTTCCTACCCCCAGGCGTTGCTACAATGTGGATAGATCGCGTGAGCTTTTCCATGTGCATGTAGACTTGAACTTGAGAGTAGTACTCTGGCTTCCACAATATTATGGCTGTTTTTTCGTTTTGGGCTTTGAGCTTTTCGAGTTCTTTAAAAGACTTTTCATTGACGCATTTGATTTCGACGATGTGCCAAGTTTTTGGAGCCTGTGGAAAACCTCTTCCCACACCGTCATAGTGCCCGCTAAAAGTACCCGAAAATCTTTCAAATCCGATTTGGCCGCCTGTATCTGTTCTTGTATGGATCTCAATTCCTGGGCAACGTTTAAGCCATCTGATGATTTTGGCTTCCGTATCATGCCCGTCAGAAAATCTCCTAAGTGTTTCAGCATCAAAGTTCTCCTTATGTCCGTTATATCTGTACCAAAGTTTCCTGCTGCACTCCTCACCAATAGAGGACGCACCGAGGTAGTGTCTTGGAGGTTCACTTGCGTGTTCCTCCAAGATTACTTGATCTATTAGACGCACGAGTGGATCGCCGTCTATAATGTCAGCAAGGGTTTTCATTTACGAGCCCAAGGCGGGGTGCCAGCAGCGGGAGCGGCTTCTGCTTGAGGGGCTGTGAACCCACCAGTAGCAGACACATATTTCACCACATTCTGGTATTCGCCTTTTGTTTTGAGAATAACAATCATGCGTTTCCCAATAAGTTTAGGCACATCATTTGATGAGAACTTACCTGTCAACCCAGCGGCAACTGCAATCTGTGCCACTTTGGATTTGACTACTTCAATGTTATCATATAATAAAAGCTCACTGATTTCTTTGCTTTCATGTGGCCCAGTTTGAATACTATAAATCATATTAAGGCCAGCTTTCTTCGCCTTTGGAGTAATATAATCCTTATCGGCTTCTGCAATTACCACAAGGTATTCACCATCCGGTAAGCGTTCGCGGCGCGGCGACGACTCCGCAGTTACTTGTACGTCATCAATATCAAAGTCAATCATTTTCTTTCTCCTTGGTTGGTTAATAAAACTTAGTTGCCCATCATCTTACTGAAATATGGGACGTATTGTGCAATGGTAGCCCAGTAGGAACCATCACGGGTGAACGGGATCTCTGGTGGCATAGAATAGCGGTTACCTGCTACAGCCTGCGGCCTATTCATAGTGTATAGCATAGCTTCGCCATCTCCTATGGCACGTGTCTTTTTGTTGAAACCCTCTTGTGTCTTAATCACAGACACAACATAATTTACAAACAATATCATATCAGACTTTTCTGTAATAGAAGCAGATGCAGTCTTATGCAGCTTAATCTGGTATTTATCGTAACCTTCTGTCTCTGGGTCTTCGTGACGTTTAATCTCGGAATGTGCAATCTGAATAATACACATGTTTCGATTAAGACGGATGTAATTAACTGCATCAATATATTGCTCCCAAAGCATAAACGCAGCGACATACCCCTTGCCCCAGTTCAGGTTTTCCAAAGATGTCACACCATTTTCTTCGCAAATTTGCTTGTGGATTAATTTCTCCATCCAATCTAAACTGTCTATTACCAGCGTTTTGAACTCATGTTCTTCTGTTGCAATCTCCTCAAGATATTTCATAACTTCCTTGAATGATTTTGCGAGCGGGTAGTGTGGAACATCAAGAGCAGTTAATCCATCTTCCGTTTGGATAAAAACTGGGCTAGGTGCCATAGATGCGAACGTCGATTTACCAATCTTTGGAGGTCCGTAAATCGTAATTCTTGGCGGATCGAAATCTTCTTTTTCTTCTAATGATAATGCCATCATTCATCTCCTAATTTGATTGTTACTTTCCCAGGCTCAACCGTCCGCGCTTCGTCGAATGTCGAACGGATAGCTTCCGGCCAGGCGTTATATTTAGCTTCGCTCACATCGTAAGTTACTTTGATGTAATCGGATGGGTTCTCGTTGGATAGCGAAATACCCTTATACAGTTCAGCAAGACGCTTTTGATCCCACGATACTTTCTTTGGAATGTTAACAACTAACTCTCCAACGTGGACAACGCCGTAAGCGGTTCCTTTCTCTTTGTATGCATTATTGATGTCGTCCTTAGTTGCCAGATATAAATCTGATTCTAACATAGATATCTCTCGCTTAATTACCTCCAACTCTTCTTTCTTTTGTCTTAGTTTGCTTATAATGTCTAGTGGTGATCTCATTTTTTCTCTCCTTTCTATTCTTGTATCTTTTCATACGTTTTTATCCTTGTCAACCTCTTTTTGTCTATTGACATCATTTTATTTATTTGTTAATCTATTCTTATAACAAGGAGGTCCCATGGACAATGAATTTTTAACATCAGAAGAAGCCGCCAAATTCCTGGGGGTTAGCCCACATACTATCCGTAACTGGAAAACAAAGACAATAACCCGTGCTAAATACGACGTCCCAAAGCCTATCGGGCCAAAGTGGATTGTTGTTGGAGAGCGTGGTATTCGGTACCGAAAAAGTGATTTGGAATCGTATGCAATTGAGAAGAACTTAACGCTATGATGGGTTTGAACAAAGCTGAAAAGAAAGCCGCTTTGGAAGCTGGTAAGGAAGTAGGCCATTTCATTGAAGTTGTCATTAAGAAAACTGATTTAGCAACATATACAGAAGATGAGTGGGAAGCCCTCTGCGTAGCATTCGCAGGGGCTTTTATGCAACAATGTTATTCCGATATGGACGCTATATAAACAACCACAGGACGTCCTCCTGACCCCATATTCTCTTTAATAAGAACCCCAGCCTCAATAGCCAACTCCAGAATATTCTCCAATTCGTGAAGTTTATACTTACGGAATATGGGGATATTTTTGATAAGTTCACTACGTTTAACACCTCTCGGGCCAAACTTAGCAATCTCGCGCACCATATCTTTTAAGTCTGCATCTAGCGTTGAAGTAGTCATGTATTTCCGCACCAGTTTCATAGTTGAAAGATATTTCTCACGCATGAACTCTGTTGCCCATTTAGAATCAATATCTCCTATAATCTTTGTCTTTGGATTGCGGGATAGAGCGCATATTAAGGCCAGGCGCATGGATATCTCGTTTACACGCACACCAACACCTTCAAGGTTTTGTTTTAGGGCATTATTAAGCTCATCCGCAACCCATATAGCAAACTCATCGTGGATTTCTCTAGCTGCATCCGAGAACGGTATCGTCTCAATAATGGGCTGTTGAGATGATATATCAACCGTGTTTCCATTGTCCTTTGATCTGTTGGAAATAGTCGTTATCCAACTGATAACCTGGTCAGGCACAGGGAGTATTGGTACGCGTCTACGGATAGATATCGGCATGTCAGAAACATACATAATAAACCGACTAATAAGCCCAGAAAGGATATCTTTATGGGATAGACACTCGAAAACCGTTGACGGTGTTGTAAGACCAACAAGAGTAATTGCCGGGTTCTCAATCTCGCGTGTTTCCATATCTTCCTTTTGTTTCTTAGTCAAAGTCATAGATGAATAGTTCTTAGGCCGTAGTGTGGAATGGCACCGCCCAAAGCATTGCATGATTGTGGAGTTGGCTTCTACTTGGTTGGCGTTATTCTGCATCCCAGCTTTGAGATACATCCCCAGCTCGTCAATAACAGATATAAAGCGTGGTTTCATTATGAGAGCAGAGAACACAGCCCCAGCGGATGTAAAGCCATCCCCCATAACGACCTTTTGGCCGGACGCTTTCATGATTTCCTCAATAACAGTCTTGCAATGCTCTTTACCAGTCCCAGCGTTACCGATGTTCATGAAGTAAAGAGACGTGAAATTACGTTCATCCGTCTGGAAATTCCTCCCACACACCACAGAGGCAATAGCAATGGCAGTATTTAAGGCGAACTGTTCTTGATTATACCCATCTGTCGCGCGGTAATAATTGTAGATGTCGGAGATAACGCCTTGAGGTATATCAGTATTTTGTACGTCATCTTTCTTAATTGGGATAACATTACTCTGCGTAATCCGTTTCTGGAAGATACTCAGAACCCCAGATTGGTCCATATCATTGAAATCAGTTCCTTTGTCGCCATCTTGAAAGATTGGGAACACGCATCTGCACCCAATAGCAGTGGCAGCAGCGTTGGCTTTCTGTTTTCCTATATTTACCTCATTGAAGCGGTCGTCGTCTCCAGCAATTATGATTTCCCCTTTGGTTTTTCCTTTCCAGTACATGGCCACGTCGTATAGATTGCCAGCGTTAAAGGCGACAATGACAGTGTGGCCCGTCATGGCGTGGATAGATGCGCCTGTGGCGTATCCTTCACAGATTACGGTTGTTTCATCCCCATCTATATTAAAATACCCGCCTTTTATTTTACCGCCAGTCTTAAACTTCTTGGACCCATCTTTGTAGATGCGTTGGTATGACCACATATCCCCTTCGATATATATAGGGATGAGTATGTCGTTTCCTTGGGATTTGACGTTTTTATAAGCCTTCACGCCCTTGCGTATTAAGTATGGGTGGTTTCCATCACTATCACCAATAGATAGGAATGTACGTTTAGAATCTTCTCTTGCCTCTAATTGTCTTTTTTCCTTTGCTTTCTTAGCCGCTTCTTCGGACGCATCTATCTGTTCGGATAGTTGGCGCATCTCATCTCGGGATAGGACAGATGTCTTGTGCGAACACCATGTGTGGACAATGTCAGAGTTTCTCCAAGTCCCAAACTTGGCAACAAATATCTTGCCGTAATCGCCTTGGAATGACGTGTACCAGCACCAGCCGGATTGCTTGCCCATTTTGTCTTCGCTGTCTGGGAACCTATTGATGATACCAGGCGTTAAAAATGCAGGTGGCTTTAAACCAACATCTTTAATAGCGTCTTGCATGGAGCGATAAGGATCGGCGATGGTGTCGCGCGTGTAATCTTCTAAATTAATTTCGAACATGGGGGACCTCTTAAGAATAAAATATCTGGATTTGCCCGAATTTACCAACAATCTATTTACGGCGGCGTTGGCGTATCTAATATATAGCACGTGATACTAAAAACAGGACATGCTATATTATCCATCCGGGCCACGCTCCTACGTACCAGAACCGCAGCTTGATCCTATTTATGGCCGATCACTTTGCCATCGAGTGCCGCGCACCTGTAAACTTTAATCTTTAATAAAAGAGCCATCCACAGTTTTGCCCTTGCGCTTCGAGATTACCTCATAGGCTTCGGCAAGGCAATCCTCTGCGTTAATGCCAAGGCAGGCAGCCCCGACAATAACGGTAACGAGAATATCCCCGTATGCGTCCCTGATCTCGGCGTCCTTACCCTTGAGCAATGCCCCAGATAGTTCGCCAAGTTCTTCCATTGTTTTGAGAGCTTGGTTTTTCTCGTTTCCTGCGTAAATGATGCCTTTGTCTAAGCCCCATTGTCTTACTTTATCAAACATTTTTTTCTCCTTTCATAGTGGCTGTGTTGAAATATGTGAACAAGCAAAGCTTTCCAATGTCGTTGCGCATTGGCAAACAATAGGAGAAGCCCATACCCGAATCGGCTTTTTATTGTCATTAGAGCGAATCAAGTCATCAAACCGCGCTGGATTGCATACGTGGTTAGGGGCCATTAGGTGGGCTGTGCAGAATACTTTGAACCATTGGGGGGTGTTGTCGTTAGTTGATAAAAACATCATTTTTCACTTTCCAATAAACTGAATTTAATACCATGCCAAGAGATTACGGTGTTTGGTGATTCCTTTAGTCGTCGCCGAATTTCTGTCATCATTTCTAAGAATAAATCTAATTTTTCAGTATTGTTCGGGTCAAATATATAAAATCGGTTTAATTCAGACATGCCATTAACCCTCCCCATACACTAACACACGCCATACAGAACAGGTACGTGCCCAGGAATACCCCGGCAATTATTAAGATGATTTCAATAGGTTCTTCGTTAAAGTTTTTCATTTTCTGTCCAATCGTGTTTGAATGATGCGATACGTTGATAATCAATCCCTTCCGATAAATCATCTAAATATTCTTTTTCTGAATCGTGCGCTACCGAAACAATTTC